CTTAGATTTGCCCTCCCCTAAACCCTTATACCTACCTTATTTTTATACTACATATCCCCAATTAGGGCACAAGGGCATACGTTTCGCATTCTTCTACGCGAACCCAATTATTTTTTTATTTGTGTTTTCTACTGTGGGGAATGTCAGAATCGCTCGCCCTTTTGCCCTTTTCGTCGTAACTCATTGAGCGACAATGAAAAAATAGGGCAAGTCTCTAAAAACTGGTTTGCCCTCTTGCCCTAAACACAAATCCTTACACAAAATGGTGATGATGGGGACGGCTGGACATGGCTGGAGTTTGGCATCATCTGGCAACGGCTGGCCACGGCTGGACATGGCATTTTGGCGGTAGAGTGTCCAGAAATGTCGCGGAGGGGCTACAAGGCGTGGTTTTGGAGCAAGTTGACGATATTGTGGGGTGAGCAGTGATGGAGCGGACAAGGTGAGAGATGATGGAGCGGAGACATGGTGGTTTACCTGGTGGTTTACTTCCCCACCTCTTGCACTAGACATCTCACGCGCGGGGATTTACACTAATCACATGAGCCTAAAAATCATCCCAGCACCCAATGACCTAAACATAATTCGCGACATTGCACAGAGCGGCGGGAAACTCCCAGACATGGCGGAAGCGATCGGCTGTTCACGTCGTACAATTTGCACATGGACAATCGGCGAGGAGTTTCCCGAAGTCCGCGCGGCTTACATGGCCGGGAAGCAGGCTTATGCTGAATCCCTTGCAGAAGATCTGATGGAGCAGGCCCAATCCCCACTGCACGACGATCCCAAACTCGCGAGTGCCGAGGTGCAGAGGCGGCGGCTGATAGTGGACACCACTAAATGGATTACCGGCAAGCTATTGCCTCGTGTGTATGGAGACAATCAGAGGGTGGACCACAACCACAGTGGCACGGTGGCCATCTCCCCACTAGCACAGCTCAGGCAGTTGGAGCATGCGCCTGTGATCGACGTGACACCCTCCCCACTACCACCACTACCACCACCTACTGAGGATGACTGTTACTAATTGCATGCAACTAGATTTCCGGTGTTGCATGCAATTAGAGATTCTCACCAGAGATTTTGCCTTGGAGCGAAGAAGCGAGGGGGTAGGCCCCATATAGGCTACGGTGGATTGTTGGTATATATTTGGACCCCCCGCCCCTCGGAGCACATAAAAATTCACCAGAAATTCAAGTAAGGAAAAACACTTTTCCCCTGCCCCAATGCACCCAAGTAATCCTCTCGACAGATTCTGAAAAATATGAAAAGGTGAAATCTCATAACCAAAACAACATGACAGAAGAAAAGGATACAGCACAGTGGCGAACACGGTTCCTCCAGATGCGGCGGAATTGTCGGGAGGCAAACAAAGGAGCGGAAAGGAATGCAAAAGTGGCTGAGTTAGCCACAACCCGGTGGGTCCAAGAGCGCGCCAAAGTGGGGGAGAATGCAGCCAAGCTCCACCGGCTGGAGAGGGAGAACGATGCTTACCGGGAAGTTTTGAAGCAAGAGATGGCACGGAATGACCGCCAGCAACTTAAAACAGAACGTTCGCACTTACGACTGCAACAACTCAAAACAAATCGATGACCAGAAAACCAATCCAACTCATCTACCATCAAGAGACTGATGACAATTATGCAAGGTATATTACACTCTGCGACGACGGCACCATCTGGTGGAAGAACACCATCCATGGCAAATGGGAACAATTTGACAGCATCCCCCAGCCAACCCAGCCCGACACCACCCGTGCCAAGCTGAAGAACAAGCCCTGCCAAGAGTGTGGTGGTCTGATTGTCTCCAGAGATCTTGACAAGTCCACGTGCATTAATGGACACAAGTTCCTGACAGACTTGGCAGACATCCCCACTAGTGAAGTCTTGCTAAATGCAGCTAAATGGACCCTAGGCAAACACCCCTCACAGCGGAAACCTGAGTAATGGATAAAGTTCTCGAAAAGTTACAAGACCCGTTCTGGCGGTTGAACAACCTCTACCACATCAAGGCGGAGGATACGGGAGCGGTGATCCAGTTCCGGCCTTTTCCTGAGCAGACGGATGTTTTCAAGGCTGTGTTGTTGGAAGGGCACAAGAAGATCATCATCCCCAAAGCCCGACGGCGGGGGATGAGCACTGGGATTGATGTGTTGATGTATGACCAGGCGATGCGCAACGCCGGGTATGAGGCTGGCATCGTGGACCGGAACCAGAATGATGCTTCCAAGAAGTTGGAGAACATCGTCAAAGTCTCGCATGAAAAGCTACCTGAGTTCATGCAGAGTGACATCAAGACGATCAAGGACAATGATGACCGGCTTTCGTTCCAGGTGGGGGAAGACACGGCGTCCAACATCTACGCTGCCACAGGGTATCGTGGTGGTAACTGCAACTTTCTTCACGTCAGTGAGTGGGGGTGGATTCAGTGTGAAGATCCCAAGCGGTCGGAGGAGATTCAAACTGGTGCAATTCAAGCTGCACGTAAGGGCCAGATCATTGTGGAGACCACTTGGAAGGGTGGGAAGAATGGTCACTTGTGGGATTACATGGACCAAGCCCTCACCACCCCGGAGGAGGAGAAGCATTCACGTTCATGGCGTTACATGTTTTTCCCGTGGCACACTGACCCAGTGTATTCGTTGGTGTCCAAGTTGAGGATTCTCCCACAGTGTGAGGAGTATTTTGAGGAGTTGGAGCATGTCCACGGGATTGTGCTGACTGATGGGCAGAAGCGGTGGTATCAGGATGAAGCATGGCCCCTGCGGAATAACCGGTTCGGGGAGTATCCTTCCACGCTTGAGGAGTGTTTTAAGTCCCCCATGGATGGGGTGATCTACGAGATGGAGATTGCGCGGGCACTTGCTGAGAAGCGGGTCACGACCGTTCCCATCGAGCGGGGGATACCCGTGTTCGCAAGCTTTGACATTGGGCGCAACGACGCCATGCCGGTCACCTTGATCCAAGCGGTGGGGAAGGAGCTGCGCATCGTGGGTTATTACGTGAGCCACCGTGAGACGGCGCGGCACTATGGGGACTGGCTCAAGGCATGGATGGCGGACAACCGGGTGCAGGATCTCCGCATCTTGCTGCCCCACGATGGTGGGCGGAAGAGCATGGAGAGTGGGAAGACGCTCGTGGAGATCTTTCACGAGATGGGTTTCCCCAACGTGCAGCACGTCCCGAAGATCCCGTCAGTCTGGACAGGGATCAATTATGTGAAGGACACTTTTGAGTATCTGTGGTTTGACAAGGCTGCGGTCACGAAGCACCATTCACGGGGGAACAAGAAGTTTCCAAGCCTCATGGAGTGCATCGACAATTACCACCAAGCGCAGAACGCGAATGGGATCATGATGTCCACGGAGCCTGTCCACGACGACTATTCGCACGGGTGTGATTCTCTGAGGACATTTTGTGAAGCTTGGCAGCGGGGGTTGATCTCCCGCACCATCGCACGGATCTCCGGTGATGGGTTTGACAGCACGGACTTCAGCAGTGGCAGCGGGGTGAAGTTGGCGGGGAGTAGGAGGTTCGTGCGATGAGTAAGACACGCATCATTGACTTCCCGGACTGCCCCTTCCAGCAGTTCCTCACCCACATGAACCAGTCGGACTCCCCGGAGTGGACGTGGACGTTTATTGAGATGTGCGCGCGGTTCGGGGTTTTTTACTCCTCACCGGATACCACGTTTCTTGCTCGACCGATTGACTCGTCCATCGCTGAGGAGGACATACTGGCGTTCAACGACATCGACCCCTCACACCCGCTCGGATCTTCAGGCTTGACGCGCACCCCTGATACGTGGCACATCCTCTACGCGAGTGGTGACCCCTCCGCCTTCTTTGATCTTTGTCCGTATGAACTCCCGTTCATATCGTGGCACAGGAACAAAGGAAATAAGAGGTTAAGGACCACAAACTTTCAACATCTGAAACAACGATTCCATGGGTAGCAGCGCACCAAAACCACCAAAGTCAGACCCCGCCACGATTTCTTCATCTCCCGGTGAGGCGGCGAAGAAGAAGCAGGAGTTAGAGAATCGCCGCAAGGGTGGGTTCTATTCAGGCTTCAAGGATATTCAAGCTTCACCAAACTCCACCACTGGTGGAGGGAACCAAACAATCGGCTAATGGCAATCGACGTCAAACAAGAACTCGACATCTGTAAGCAGGAGGAGTCCGACCGGGCACCTATGGACTCATGGTGGCAGTCGATCAAGGAAGTGGCAGTCCCCAGGGATGCCTACATCAACGTTGCGACAACCCCGGTCCCATCGAACAGTTACGCCAACATCCACGACACTACGGTGATTGAAGCGGTGGAGGGTCTTAGCAACATGCAGACCGCGCAGTTTACCCCAGCGGGTGACAATTGGGTGAGTTACGAACCACCCTTCGAGTTCCAGGACGATGACGAAGTTCGTGAGTGGTATCTGACATGCTCGCATATTGCGATGCAGTTGGTGAACCAGTCCAACTTCCACACGGTGACTCAGCCGGTCAACCTTGAGCGTGCCAGCGTCGGCACCGGGATGATGATGTGCTACGAGACGGGGAACAAGTATGCCCCATTTTATTTCAAACACTCCCACGTGGGCACCTACACTTTTCAGGAGGATCTTCAAGGACGCCCCGACACCCTTCGCCGGTGGTTCATGGCGTCGGCGCACCAGCTGTCGAAGGAGTTCCCCAACGGAAGCTTTGGACTTCGTGTGCAGAATGCACTCTTGGACCACAAGAAGCGGCACAGCGAGAAGTTCAAGATCTGGCACGTGGTCAAACCCCGTGCGGAGCGTGACCCCTCAAAGCTGGACAATGTCAACATGCCCTACGCGGAGTTCTACATCTGCAATGAAGATGAGAATCTCATCGAAGAGAGTGGCATGCACGAATTTAACACGATGGTTTCCCGCTTCCAGCATGGTGCGGATGGGATCATTTGGGGGGTTTCTCCCGCACGGAAGGCGATGCCAGCCATTGCCCAGGTGAACTATTTGCAGGAATCCCTAGACCTCCTGCTCGACATCAAGATCAATCCCCGCATTCTCGCCGAGGCGGGGATGGTGGGAGAAATCGATATGCGCCCAGGGCAGAAGACTCTCACCCGCGCCGGTGCTCTCAGCACTTCGGGTGGCGGGGTCCGTGAGTGGGCGACCGGTGGTGACTACCCGATGGGTAAGGACCGCATCCGCGACAAGCAGGACCAGATCCGCAAACTTTTCTTTAACTCACTCTGGCAGCCATTCTCCGACGTGCAAAAGGAGATGACGGCAACCGAGTTCGCGGGCATCCGTGATCAGTCGGAGATGCTCTTCGTGGGTGTCAACGCCCGCTACGAGGCTGACATCAATCCGATGCTGTCCAAGAGAGTCTTCGGAATCTGTATGCGCCAAGGGGTTTTCCCTGATCCGCCGCAGCAGCTCCTCAAGGAATCCAATGGGTTCTATGATATTCCGGACCCGCTTACCACCTTCCAGACCAACTTGTCACGGACGATGAAGCGGAAAGCGGTGGAGCACCAGGACCAGTTCTTCCTACGTCTCCAGCAGTATGCCCAAGTTGATCCGACCGTCCTCGATGAGATTGACCTCGCCGCACACACCCGTGAGCTGGCAAGAACCTACGGGTTCCGCAACCCACTCCTCCGCCCTGAGACTGAGGTGATCCAGATCGCGCAAGCCCGCCTTGAGGCGAATGCACAAGCCCAGCAGCAGCAGGAAGCCATGCAGGTGGCGGACACTGCCTCCAAGTTCTCCCCTGAGATTCAGCAAGGGATGATGGACCAAGCACAAGCAGTCACACCGTAAATGGCCCAACACCTTACAGATGAAGAACTGGCACGGAAACGTGCGGATGCTGACCTTCGGGAGCGCATCCCTAGAATCTTTTCAAGTGACCCCACCGTTCGTGAGGACGCGCATAAAGCTTTGAAGGAGGCTTGGAACTTTGATGAACCGAGCTTCAACCTTGGCGAGCTTGCCACAATGGACTCCCAGTCCGCCGCGCTCGCAGCTATGCGCCGAGACAGTTACAAGGAACTCATCACTTGGCTCACCAAACTTTAACCAATAACCAAATGGCAGTAAAATACACAAACAAGAAAGCTGGAGAAGATTACGAGATCTATCGTGATGATGTCCATGTCGCCACCTACGACCCCACATCCGATGACACCACCTACACAAATGGCAGTGACAAATACTCTGGCCCCATCGGGCGGGAGGTTGTGGTAATCCAAGGGCGTTTCACTTACCCACCACCCCCGGAACTCGCCTCGGAAGTTTCCAGCCCCCCATTCCCAAAACCTAAAGAGACTTTCAAGCTGACCAACAAGATCATCGAGTTGGAAAAACTTGTCCTCAGTCTCAAAAAGGAGATCGTTGAACTTGAGGCGCGTGCCACCAACAGTGTGACAAAGTCAGTCAACCCTCGATACGTTGACAAGGTAGACCTCACCGGCGCACCGGTGACAAGTAAATACCTGGGGGATCTCACCCTTGATTTCATCGAATGGGCACGCAACGGAGGGATGACTGAAGAAGTTTTCACCCGCCGCTACACTGGCCGCATCAAAGATCTCACCTACAAAGGATAACCCTCAACCCACATAACCAAACATGGAAACTACAATAGACCCCGCCGTAGACGCCCCACCAGCAGAACTTCCCCCGCTCATCGATGGGGATTTGAACTTCTCCGAAGGGTGGCAAGAACGTGTCGGCGAGCATGCCGAAGGTGCAACCTTCAAGAACCTCTCTGATGTTCTGAAGTCCAACAAGGAATCACAACGCGCTATCAGTGAACACGGCAACGTAAAGGCGGAACTCACCCGGCAACTCGCGGAAGCACAGGCAGCCACACCCGCCGCTCCGGAGATGCCAGCCGACGCGGATGCTTTCAAGGCGCAGCTGAAACTCCCAGACATGCCAGAAGGTATCACCCTCAGTGACGACATTCTGGACAAAGCCATCGCCTATTCCATGGAGAAGGGGCACGGGCATGAAGTACTTACGGACTTCCTCTCCTTTGATTTGCAGCGTGTAGCTCTCGAAACAGAGGCTCAGAAGACCGCAGCTTTTGAGCAGCAAGGAGCGTCTAGGGACACCATTACTGCCGCAGTTGGTGAGCAGAATTACGATGTCACCATCGCTGATGCGAGGTTTGCCCTTGAAACACTTGGACTCCCTTTGGACGCTGATGACATGGTTAACCAGCCAAACATGGTGCTCGCCTTGTCCAAATTGAAGAACTCTCTCAGTGAGGGAACTCTCAAAGGTGCCTCCATTGGTGGGGTTGACATCACCGATGGGAGTTCATTGGCGAGGGCGGAGGATATTATTTCAAACTCCAGTAACCCCTTACACGAAGCCTTTTACGACAATTCCCACACCCAATATGCACAAGCACAAGCAGAACATGCTCGACTTGTTACCGAGTCTGGGCCATAGTTCGGCGAAGCAAACTCGCTAGGTTTTCTTTATTCATGGTAATTGTTGTATGCAAGATCACCTCCTCAGCAATGGGGAGGTGATCTTTTTTGTTGACGGCACCCCCACACCTGTGATAGCAATTAAACAGTCATCGAAGAGAGAGACAATCCTTGCTGGACCTTAGACCTTAGACGACCACCTCAGTTTCTCGGAATGACCCTTGAAGCGAGTTGGACAACC